TGTGGCCAATGTGGCACTCAAGGCTGTGAGGGCTGTATTGGTATTGTTAATACTCGTAGCCATCGTAGCACTCAATGCTGTGATAGCTGAGTTGCTATTAGAGATCGACGTAGCCATCGTAGCACTAAGGGCTGTGATGGCGCTGTTGATAGACGTAGTAGCGTTGTTGATGCTTGTTATAGCATTAGCATTAGTGGTGATGTTACTGTTGCTATTAGAGATAGATGTTGCCATCGTAGCACTAAGGGCTGTGATGGCGCTGTTACTATTAGAGATAGATGTTGCCATAGTGGCCGACACAGCATCAATAGCTGCCTGTACATCAGTCTGGTCTGCAAGAGTACCCGTTATAGCTCCCCATGCAACACCAGTAATGATGCCTGTCAGGTTAGAACCATCACCATAGTATTCGGCAGCACTCACGTTGCCGCTAAACACAGCAGAAGCACCTGACACAGTACCAACGACATTCATGGCCTGTATAGATGCATGTGTAGGTACTTGTAATGTGTTGGTTGTGAAGTCAGCTACTGATGTTGGGGCAGTTCCTCCAACACCTGTGAGGTTTGAACCATCACCATAGTATTCAGCAGCACTTACATTACCAGAGAATACAGCAGAGGTTCCTGATACAGCACCAACAATGTTAATGGCCTGTACAGAAGCATGGGCTGTCACCTGTAGGGTATTGACAGTGAAGTCAGCTACTGATGTAGGGTTACTCCCAATACCTGTGAGGTTAGAACCATCACCATAGTACTCTACCGCACTCACATTACCACTAAGGGTGATGGCTGTACCACTCACATGCCCTGATAAAGTACCACCAGACAGGGGTAAGTGGTTTGAGATACTGGATGCCATAGTAGCTGATAAGGTAGTGATAACGCCATTAACAGATACAATAGCATCCTTATTGGCTGTGATGCTCACGTTACTCTTGGCGATAGATGTGGCCATTGTGGCGCTAACAGCTTCAACGTCTGTCATCACTGCCAAGCCTGTACCGCCAAGCTCACCAGAGACAAGGGCAATGTTAGTTGCGCTAATGGTGCCAGAGAATACAGCAGCAGTACCACTGACCACACCAGCAATGTTGAGGGCTTCCACAGAGGCTTTAGTAACGACCTGTAGGGTATTGGTTGTGAAGTCAGCTACAGAGGTTGGTGCGACTGCTGTGATACCTGTGAGGTTGCTACCATCACCATGGAACTCTACTGCGCTTACGTTACCACTGAACGTACCTGCTGTGGCACTGACGATACCGCCAACTACATTGTTGGCGTTGGTGGCGTTAGTCGCACTTATGGCAAAGGATGCGTTGGTGGATGAGGTTGCGAACACAGCAGAGACTGCATTGGTAGCAGCACTGGCAGATGTGGCAAAGGTGGCGTTGACTGCATTGGTGGCGTTAGTTGCACTGATGGCAAAGGATGCATTAGTAGCTGATGTGGCGAATGCAATGTTGGTGAGGTTGCTGCCATCACCATGTACTTCACTGGCAGACACAGTCCCTGAGAATGTGGCAGTAGTGCCGCTAACCACACCACTGAGGGTGAGGCCAGCAATGGATGTCTGTCCAGATACTGTGAGGGCTGTGAGGGTGATGGATGTCTCATCAGATGCAGAGACTACTTGACCAGCACTGTTAACTTCAAAGTTAGCTATTGGCCCGTAAGATGCAGAAGTAACTCCAGAAGCATTAAGGGAGATAGTAGGATTGCCACTAGTCCCATCACCATTACCGACAGATACACCTGATCCAGCAGTGATAGTTCGTCCGTAGATTGTTCCAGAATTAGAAGCAACAATACCAGTGGTACCAGTAAGATCAGCAATAGCATTAATAGCAGAAGCATCTACAGTCAAAGCCTCCCCATTGAGTTGGAATGTACCGTTAATATTAACAGCAGCGTTACTGATCTGGAGGGCAGAGTCTGTACCCTCACCATCAGAGACAGGCCGCATAGTGGTATCAACTCCACTATTGCTATTACTAACTTGGAGTAGGTCTTTATATGTGGCTGATGGTGTCTTACCAGTCAGTGCGGCCATTACAGGAACTCCCAGTTATGTTCATCTAAATCATCCCAACCATTGTTAATGTTTTCCCATTCCTTCTGACGCTCAAGGAAGCTATCAGGTCTGGCATTCTTAATACTCACATCTTCTATGATACGTGCATTCCTATTCTGTGGGTGGTTCTTGGTATCAAACTTCCCATCATAATCAGTGGGACATACCAAAACGCCATAGCTATTCTTCCTTAATTCCTTACGACGGTACTTCCATCCACAGACATCACACACACCCCATGCATTACGCTTCATGTTTAACTTCCTTCGCCGGGGTCAATCCTTGGGTTCCTGATTGCAGGGTTCTCTCCAACCTTTGGTATCCTATTCTGTGGGTGGTTCTTTAAGTCAAAACTACCATCGTGGTCAGCAGGGCATACGAGGAGTCCAAAGCTATTAGGCTTCAGTTGTGAATGCCTGTAGCGCCAGCCACAGACATCACATATCCCCCATGCCCTCTTATTACTAGCCATTAGATAAGATTCAGCTTAGGTGTGAAATGCATTGAGACACGTTCCCGATCTTCTTCCATAGCTCTGGTGAGCCTACCATCATACTCAGACTCGATGAGGGCCAGCTTGTTAGGATCAAGCCCATCCTTCTTAAGTCCCATCTGGTAAGCTACACCAGCAGTCAAGGCTGGGTAGAATCGACGGGATATGTCAGGCGTTTGCGATGCGGATTTGTCCACATCTTGGATGTACTTGACTTGCTCAAACTTGATAACGTCTGTGCTGTTGTCTGGTATAGGCCACAGATATACGGTGGGTGTGTTACCTGCATTGGCGCTGCGTACAGCATATTGTGTGGTTCTACCCGTCTGTGACTTGTTTGGAAGTTGAAGATACTCTTGCATTGAGATACGGTCAAGGGAGATGTCTGATGGCACATTGTTCGTTGTCCTACTATGCACAGCGTTTAAGACATCAAGGGTTGCTGATGTCAGGGCAAGGGTAGTTACGGATGTGGTGAGGGTTACGGCAGTGGTATCAACAGACCAGAGGGTGATGCCCCTATTCTGCCAATCATTGAAGAGGAGGTTGATGGAGCGTCTGGCAGACTTAGGGTCATGGCCAGAAGTTTGCTCACCCCCAATCATCTCAAGGGCTTCCTGAATTACTTCATCAATGTCCATAGAGAAGTCATATGTTCCGCTAGTACTCATCAGTGATACCTTCCTTTAGGTTGCCGCTTGCCATTTAATCTTCTCAACATCTACTAGTTCTTCAGGACCATTAGCCATGTTATAGATACGGTCCATCCTACGATGGGCTTCTTCAAGTTGTTTCTTCAGTTCATCATAGTGGGGCCAGAGGTGGAGTGTTGCCCTATTAGCATCTGGATAGTCTAAGGCATGCATGGAATACTTTGATTCAGTGTATAGGTAGTCAACCATTTCTTTGTGTGTGTGGAACATCTTATTATTTAATCTCCAATAAGCTTAGTCTCGTTCGACTTCATACTTACCAATCAGTCGAACATTGTATTTAAGTAGGGATGTCATGTCATCACGTATCAGGATTGACATGTAGTTCTGTGAAGCTGGGCCATCAATAACTAATGGTTCAGAGTAATCGAAGTCCATAGTAATCGCAGTGTTTGTCCCATCACTGATAGCGTTAGAAATATTAAAACCTACATCAAAGAACTCGCCAAGCTGTTTGAATGTTAAGGAGAAGCGCACTATACTATCCTCAACCCACTGTAGTCCCATCCCATTTGTGAGGGTCAGTCCTAATATCTGGTCATATGATAGGGCTGGCATTGTTCCGGCAGACAAGGTAGATGCAGCAGGACCAGCAATAGTAACCCGTACCCTGTATGTAGTAAACTTCTGGCCTTGGGGAGGTACAGCTAAGAACTCAATAATCTCACCGGTCTCTTCAAGCTGGAAATCATCAATATAGAACTTAGGAGACTTACCAGTACCTTTTGTATTATGAACCATCCTGAACGCATCAATGGTAGCTGCTTCAAGACTCATAGCGGTTAAAGGTATAGTTATATTATGCCAGACATCAAACTCATTAGAGTTTGCGTAGTCCTCAAGATTTACTGATGTACCAACCGCAAGACCAGTCCCAGTATCCCAACCCTGAATTGATACCCCATCACCAGCATCCCAATCTTTATCAATATTAATCCATAAAGTGATAGCCACATAGCTACTCAAGTCAATAGATGACGCCCTTAAGAACTGCCATGTATCACCAACAGCAGGGTTATCAACCTTAATGGAGAGGGTGCTGGGTGGTCTAGGGCGCTCTCCATTATCAAATTTAGGTTTGACCCCAATTATGTTAGACCCTGTCCACGCTGAGGTATCAGTACCATCATGGATAAGCTCAGGCAATCCTCCAAATAAACCATTCTGGTTCATCTCAAAACCATAGTCAGGGTTTAGGAATAAGATTTGGGCAGGGCGATAGCGCCTGTACGGCTCCATTGCTGTACGTGCCTCACCTTCATCGGTAATGCCAAGTTCTTTAACATTACCTTTACCGTCACCACCTAATACCCTGACAGGAATAGTCATCCCTTATTCTTTCACCGTATCGCCTACATAGCCGTTAACAGAGATCGCAATCTTCTCACCATCTGTGGCAGTACCTCCACCTTCACGCTTGTAAGCTATATACCATGTACCACCGGGGCCAATTACGTTTGTACCATTCATATTACGTTGTGTGGACAGGCGTGATGTGACCGGCCACTCATGAAACTCAGTACCTGATGTGTATGTTAAGTCTGCCGAGCCATCACTGATCTTAACTTCAGCACCTCCAGTAATAAACTGATTAGGTTTACTGGTATGTTTCTGTACTACAGCAGTGGTAGTAGCATCTGTACCTCCTGTAAGACCAACAGGGGTAATGCCTTGTACTAACAGTAAATCTACTGGGGTGATTGTTTGAGGATCAATATACAGACGAGTGATATGAAAGTTCTTGTCGGCTGTATTATTAGTGATTGCAATTAGCACACCTGATGCCGCAGCAGCAGTGTGACAGACAGCATGTCCGATATAGGCATCCCCCACATGTGCTGATTCCTCTTCTGCATGGAAGCTAACAGATTCCACACGGGCCAGTCCTGTGGAACGGAATAGCCATGATTTAATTCCACCTTTTGAAGTACGCCCTGTAATCTCAGTCATCTAAAACTCCTCACCAATGCCGCTGGAAAGACCATCTCCATAGGCAGCTTCCAGCAGTTTAAGCATGCCCTTCTGTGTCTCTACTAAATCTTTAAGTAATGCTACAATAACATCTCCATTCGTTGAGGCTACTAAGGTACTATCCCTACCTAACTCATCAACTCCCGAAGAGCCTAGTTTATTTAAGTTACTCATCTAACCAAACACCCAACATCTATAGTTTACACTGTTACCAATAAACTTCAAAACCTTAGTTCTAAATCTATCAACAGTCATAGTCTCAGAAGCCTTGAGTGTCATAGTGGCAACATTGTTTCTTTTAAGATGGACTGTTAAGTCTGATGTGCCGTCATTAGTTATAACTAAACGTCTGGAATACCAAGGCAAGTCAATAAAGACTGAAGAAGGTATAGCAACTCCTTCAATGCTGTGGATGTTAGAATATATTAAAGCGTCCATACCCTACCCCACCATACCTTAAGTTTCTTCCATGTAGATAAAGGCGGACGATGGAGTTGGAAAGCCCCATCGCCAATCACCGGATCACTTAGTTTACGTATGATCATTATTCGTCAAGACTCTTTAGCTACGACGAGCCTTGCCCCAGCCTTTGATTTGCCCACCATTGGCACGTTTGACAGGCTTCTTCTTAGGCTTGCCTACATTGGCTTTGGCCTTACTGAAATCAGGGGACTCAGTATAATCCTCCTTCATATCTTTGGAGAGCTTACCACCACTGGCACGTTTGACTTTCTTCAACTCTTCACGCATAGCCTTGGCAGAAGCATTACCAGCAGCCTTAGCCTGTGCATCTGTCGGACCACGTTTCTGAATAGCTTCACGGGTCTTACGCTGTTTTGCAACCAAGGCAAGACGCTCCTTGTTACGGTCAGCATATGAACGCTTCTTAGTGGTAGGCTTCTTCATACCAGCTTCAGTGGCCTTCTTATGTCGAGCCAAGTCCTTGCCATAAGCTGCCTTAGCTTTAGAACCTCCACCAAGATTAATAGACGCACCAGCCTTAATCTTATTCTTATCTTTAATGGAAGGGTTAGCCTTCATGAGGGCAGCTACAGTGGTGCCGTGCTGTTTAGCAATCTTTGAAAGACTATCACCTGACTTGATCTTATACTTAGCTTTAGATTTTTCTTTAGCTTTATTATTAGCCCTAAGTGCTGCCAGTTTTTCTGTGTAACTACTCATAATTAATTAGCTCCCATCAAAGTGTTGTCGCCACCCGAAGGATTGGCTGGTTTCTGTAGGTCATCCCTACGGGTACGTCTTGCCTGATTGCGAAGGGCTTCGATGGCACCTTTGTACCGCTCTTCAAATACGTTCAAGACTGTGAAGTTCTTGGTAAACATCATAGCTTCTACCATACACGCATAGAACAGGGCATCATAGCAGAAGTCTGTGAAGTAGTTGGTGTCTGTTGCTGTGGTCAAGGATGTGGGCCTTGCAATGTAGGCAATCTCACCATCCACTGTACTGGCAGGGGTAGGGGCAACCCTCACCGTAGTACCGTTCAGTTTAGCGTAGTAGGTTGGGTTACCTGTACTAGCACTCACTGGCCAGTAATCATTGAGGAACTCATCAGTTCTGAGGAGGAGGTTAATCTTACTCCCACCAATCACAGCATTCAGGTTCTTCACAATACGTGTCCCAGTAGGGAGGGTGACTTCATTATTCCCACCAGTGATGGCTATAGAGGTGTGGGTGACCAAGCCATAGTCATCAAGGTCACGGGTCATCCTCTCTTCAGCCCTATTGATCATCTTAGGGGTGTAGTCAAGGAACTCCGTAGAGTCATTCTCACACGCCTCAATGAGATCATTCTGTAGGTACAGGTAATCTGGCATGTCTGATTAGCCGTAGAACACTGTAATGGTTGCGGCAGATGTTGGAGCGGTCACAGACACAAGCCCATCAACACGAATACCTACATCAGGGAGATGGATATGGGTGAGGTCATTAGTAGTGGTGAGATTAAACTTGATGATATTACCTGCCGTACTATTAAATGGCGTAGTTGAAGTACCATCCAAGACATAAGTACCTACCCCTGTTGCATGAATGGCACGGATACGTGTGTCTTGTACAGTAGCTGAGGTTGTGATATCGACTAGGACACCACTACCAACCAGATGTGCGCTTCTTATATTCGTAGCCATATAACTATACCCCTATATACAATTTACGTGTTGAAACTAAATAGGATTATAACGTGTGATGTGACATATATGCAAATAAAAAGGGGAAGCCCGATTGGACCTCCCCTTAGTTTATTTAGTTGTTAAGTACTGTTAGGATCAGCTAGAGCCAGCAGCACCAAACATACCACGCCAGTCAGACCAGCCAAAGCCATAACGCTCACGACACTTGTAACGCAGGTTACCAGTATCGAAGTCAGGCTCCATCTTAGTCTGGAGGGCTACACGGGTGAACATCTTGGTACCATTAGGAACGTCAGTCTTAATGAACCAAGCATTCGTATCAGTGAAACGACGGTTGACATGATAGCCACCCGGAATAACTCCCTGATTACGAACACTATTGATGTCGTTGGTCGCAACCCCAGTAGCACCCGGAGTGTTGAGGACAACGTCAGCAGTGAAGACCAAGTCAGACGGGATATGCAGGGACTGTGCGCCAGCCCCAATAAGGATACCACGATCATCTTTGATCTTTGAGATAGCAATACATGCAGTCTCAATAGCAGACTCAGCCAGATCAGTCGCACCAATGTAGTTGGACTGATTACCGTCACCAACAGTGGGATGTGCGGCAGAGAACAGTTCTACACCATCACCGCCCGTATAGGCACTGTTGAAGCCGTTGTTAAAGGTGTCAGCACCCTTAACCTGCTTAGTGTTAGCCATTGCACGGGCCAGAGCTTTAGCACGAAGCTTAGCAAAGGAGTCGTACAGATTATCTTCCATAGCCTCTTCAGTGATGGCGAATGCAAGGGCAATGGTCTCGTTAGTGTAACGAGAGACATAGCCTTCAGCAGCTTCATCATACTGAACAGCGGCACCCTCACCCTTAGTAGGGGCGGTACCGAATCCGGTGAACAGGACTTCCTCTTCGAATGCACGATCCGAAGACTCCATCTCGTAGAGTACTTTGTGTTCATCATCAACACTACCATACTCCATACCGAAAACTTCATTGAGGCCCGGAAGGAGTTGTTTAGAAATACTTGCGCGATTAATAGCAGCCATTTTTTAATGCTCCTTCAGGTTAAGCAGAGACAAACGTGTCAACATGCTGGATCAAACGAACTTCAACTTTAGGATAAGCAGAAGTGATGGAATTACCGGGTTCGTCAACAAGACCAACAACGCGAGCGGCCAAGAGGCCAGTGCCGCGAGTACTTGCATCAATACCGAAACCGGAACGCTTGGTTACCGTCGAACCTGCGCCGAGGGTTACACCAAAGTTCAACATACCAATGTCACCAGCGGTAACAGAAGCATCAGCCTGAATAGTGTAAAGCTGGTGCTGATCATCAATGACGTTAGCCACGATGTCGGATGCTGAAGTGCTGGCTGGCCAATAGGCAGAGAACTTAGGCTCGCCGTCCTGTGTATAAGAGCAACCAGTGAAGACGCCAAGGAGCTTATCCGTGTCCCCAGTCATTACGTTCACCTTACCTGCAACAAGGGTCACTGCATCGCCAGAAAAGATATTGGCGTTGTAGGCACTTGCAATTTCGTATACGTTAGAGCCAGTGCTGTTAGCATTGCCCCCACGTTTGCGGGAAGGGCGAAAGCCGTCGAGTGCTTTAGTAGCAGACATATTTACTTTCCTCCAAGATTAATGTGACATGTGAAAAGTCTTAGTCAAATACAGGGGTTCTACCCTTAGTGACATTAGACTTGCTTGTGTTCCTAATCGGCATCTTAGAGTCTGAGGCGTTCTCAAGCTGCATATTAACAGCATCCATCATCTCAGCACTACGAGCTTCATAGAACTCTTTTCGAGCTACAGCTTTACCAACTGGCATCTTTGCCAAAGCAAGGTCTCCACGACAGACCGCTCCGCTGTAACGTCCTTCTTCCCTCACGAAGGAAGACATTGCCATCTCTGGCACTTCTTCGAACTGCACGAACTCCCAACCTTCTTGGACTCGTTTACCGATATTGGTATAGTCATCAGCACCCTTTAGGAGGACTCTGATCCAGCGTAGGGCCAAGCCCTGCGAACTAAACCTATCCCTGACTTCATCAGGAATATCAAGCATGTTAGGTTCTTCGTAGTTATAGGTAACTGCCTCAGTAGTTAAGGCTGCTCGTTCTTCAGTCATTCGTGAACTAGTACGTGTCATAATTAATCTTTACCCTCCACGTTATACATTGATTGTAGTATATTCATCACCAGCCGACTCAGCTTGCATTTTCCGAGCAGCCATTCGTTCCAGTGGAATATTCCATTTATTGGCAAGCTCTACATCCTCTTGTGTGAGTTTGATTTTCTTACCTTTATTTGGTGCTGAGGTACGTGATGTCCCAGCAACTACTTGTCCTGACTTAGGCTTTGGAGCTTCTTCGTCAGCTTTAAATTTATTGGGAAGTGCTTGACGCAAACGAGAGTCAACTTCCTGATAAAACTCATCATCAGACGGATCGAACCCTTCTTCTTTAAGCTGGGCATCCACTGCAAGTGCAGCAGCCGTCATGATATTATCTTTGCCAAACCACTCATTCTCTGAAACCCACTCAGCAGCTTTAGGATCATAGTCCGCAGCGTTAATCTGCTGTTGCTGTACTTGAGTTTCTTTAGGGGCAGCTTTAACTGTAGTGGCAACATCCTCATAATCTTTGTAGGCTTCTTTGCCCTGATTGATGAGGCTCAACTCCTGCTGGGTCTTGTTCATCACCTCTTGGGCATTAACCATCCCAGTTGAATCATCTTCTTCAATGGCTTTAACATAAGCCTTCTTAACGATGTCCAACTTCTCAGTGAGTTGTTTCTCAGATAGGTCTAGGTTGTCCTTCTGAGCTTTAGCAAACGTATGTTCCTTTTCCTTGAGGTTGCCCTCTAGTTCTTGGATACGTGCTTCCTGAGACTTGATCTGATCTTCACGATCTTTCCGCTGTTTGATTAGTTGGCGGATACGCTTTTGTGCGCCCTTAGTCTCAATCCCCTCAAGCTCTTTAGGAGCCTCTTCTTCTTTTGGTTCAACTTCCTTAGCTTCAGGTTTGGCTTCTTCTTCTTCACCCTCAACTTCGAAAGCTACTTTGGTTTCTTCTTTTTCTTTGGGGGAGTTAATTTCTGACCAGTTATCCTCCTTATCATGAGTTTCATCAGGGTCCACTTCGAACTCTACTTTGTCTTCATTCATAATTCATAGTTCCTTCATACGTCCCATACGAATAGGGATCGAATACGTTTATAGGTTAATATATAACATACACTTATACATGCATGCAAATATTAATTGCTTAGGTTATAGGTTGGGTCTAGTTCTGTGGGGTCTCCAACGATCATCGTTACCTGATCATCATAGAGGAGGAGCATCTTAACCCCTTTATAGATCATCTTAACCCCTGCATGCTTTGCGTAGGTTACGTGATCTCCCACACCACACCATGCACCATTGGGGAATTTATCCTTGTCATGATAGGCAACTTCACCCATCTTCAGGACTTTACCAACAGTGGTGAGGTAGGCGATATCATCCTTGGTACTGTCAGGGATGATGATCCCACCCTTAGTCTTAGCCTTCACTGAGATTGGACGTACCAATACATGGTAGCCTTTAAGGATGGGGAGTACTTCAGGATCAAGGATGTCTTCATCATCAATCCATTCATCGTTCTTACTTGCGATATTGCCGATTTGCATTACTCTATTAGTCCTCTTCCAGTCTGGATTTAATGATATGTTTAATAGTCTGGTCAGCCCTATTCAGACCGCTAATAGTTCCGACCAGTAGTTGATAGTTAGGGTAATCCACAGCAGCACCTGACGCAAGGACTTCTTTCACGTCAGCTATTTCTGCTTGGATTTTGTTGTGGATTTCTGTGTAGATGGTTGCCATGTAATCTTTATATCACATGTTAAATTTACATGGTAGGGATATTTATATGTGGTCTAGCTGGTAGGAATCGAACCCCCCGTCATTTTGCTTATGAGACAAAGCTGGGACCACTCCAGTCCATCCCGCATTAAAGTAACAAGACTATACCACTACAGTATAGCCTTGTCAAGAGTTACTT